TTGTACAATTAAAATCATGACAAGACCAACACTAGACCAAACTTACATGCAAGTTGCTAGAGCATTTGCCAAAAGAGCAACGTGTTCTAGAAGGCAAGTCGGTGCCGTTATAACCGGCAATGGCTACATCTTATCATCAGGCTACAACGGCTCTTTCCCAGGATCTAAGCATTGCATTGACGCGCCATGCGCAGGAGCTGGACTGCCTAGCGGGTCAGGTCTAGATCTTTGCATGTCAGCCCACGCTGAACAAAATGCAATAGCCAGGCTGCGTCAAGTCGACGAAGCAGATACTTTGTACTGCACAACAGCACCATGCATAAGCTGCACCAAACTAGCATTGTGCACAAGCATAAAGCGCATAGTTGCTGATCAGGACTATCCATCCAGTGGCAAAGATTTGTGGCTTTTGGCCGGCCGCGTATGGAGTAACTATGCGGAATAAGGCCATACTTGACATTGAGTGCTATGTCAACTACTTTTTGATTGCTGTCAAGTCCATTGCTAATGGCAAGATTGCAACGTTTGAGCGTTCAGATTGGGAAGACTTTGACACCGAGCAACTTAAGAGTCTTTTGTCCAAGTACACCATTGTCACCTTCAACGGCAACCGCTATGATTTGCTGCTGCTCAAAGGTGCTATTGCAGGCTTTGAGCCAGCTAAGCTTAAGGCCTTATCCGATGACATCATTGTCAATGATCTTAGAGCTTGGGATGCCGAGTCAAAGTACAACCTACCTAGGTGCACGTACATCGACCACATTGATTTGATTGAAGTAGCTCCAGGCAAAGCATCACTTAAAATTTATGGCGGCCGTTTGCACAGTAAGCGCATGCAAGATTTGCCAATAGAACCAAATGCAACAATCATCAAGCATGAAAGAGACTTGTTGAGTAGCTATTGCATCAACGATCTAGATACAACTATCGACCTATACAGTCGGCTTAGTGGTCAGATTAAACTGCGTGAACAGATGGGCAAAGAATATGGCTTGGAACTGCGTTCAAAGTCAGATGCACAAATAGCCGAGTCAGTCATCAAAAAGCAGATTGAGGCAATCAAAGGAGACAAAGTCTATCGACCCAGTCTGCCCAAAGACTTTTCATTTAGCTACGTGCCTCCATCATTCATTGCGTTTAAGCACCCAGAACTGCACTATGCTTTAGAAGTTTTTAAGACAAGGCCATTCACACTTGATGAAAAAGGTGACGTTGCTGAACCATCGGAGGTTGGCAAACTCAAGATCAAAATAGGGCGAAGTGAATACCAACTTGGAATTGGTGGCATACACTCTTGTGAAAAAAAGGTCTACTACATTGCTGATGCCGACCACATCATTGTTGACCGTGATGTGACTAGTTACTATCCCAGCATCATCCTGAATCAACAACTCTATCCTAAACACATTGGCTCTGACTTTTTGACTGTCTACAAGTCCCTTGTGGAGAAAAGGATCAAAGCAAAAAGAGAAGGCAACAAGATTGTCAATGAAGCACTAAAAGTTACGATCAATGGGAGCTTTGGTAAATTTGGATCTAAGTGGTCAGCCCTCTATGGACCAAATCTACTCATTCAAACCACAGTGACTGGGCAGCTAAGTCTTTTGATGCTTATCGAGGATCTTGAAGAGCAAGGCATTAACGTGGTGAGTGCCAATACTGATGGCATCATCATCTATTGCCACAAGCGCAACCAAGCGGCTATGGAAACCATCATTGCCAACTGGGAAAGAACAACAGGCTTTGGCACAGAAGAAACCCCATATTCGGCAGTCTACTCGCGTGACATCAACAACTACATTGCACTTAAGCGCAATGGTGGCTATAAAGTCAAGGGAGTTTACGCAGATGAAAATTTGTCCAAGACCCCAACGACTCAAGTGTGCACGCAAGCCGTGGTGGACTACTTACAGCTAGGCATTCCAATAGAAACCACAATCCATGAATGTGTAGACATTTGCAAATTCATTTCAGTTAGAGCCGTCACCGGAGGTGCCGTCAAGAACAATAAGTACCTAGGCAAAGCAGTACGTTGGTACTATGCCAAAGATGAGCTAGGAGCTATACACTACAAAAAGAATGGCAACAAGGTCCCTGTGACAGACGGGGCAAAGCCACTCATGATTTTGCCTGACTCTTTACCAAGCGACATCGACTATGCTTGGTACATCAAAAAAGCGTATGCAATGCTTAATGACCTCGGGGTCACAAAATAGTTGTATGGGTCTAAAAAGTGTTGTACAATACACTCACGGCAACGTCGCCGTCTCAATGTTGTAAGGACTTTTTATGAATCAAATCTCGTCCGCATTAGTTCAAGCCGGTGTTAAGCTCCCATCCCTTTCTCAAAGGGTGTGGCAAGTGCTGCACGACTCCAAAGTGCCGCGCTCCGGCAAAGTCTTGGCCAGCATGCTGAATCTGCCTCAGGCCCACGTGTCCAGCGCGCTCAACAAGCTCTACGCTCGTGGCATGGTCGCTATCGCCCGGCAAGAGCTCACCCGCTGCAAAGGTCCTCGTGGCTCTGTCACCAACCGGCTCGTGGCGCAGTACGCAGCGCTAGGTACCGAATACGAACTGCTGCCGGTGTTGCCTAAAGCCAAGCCCGACGTCGAACAGCGGTTCTTGTGTCCAAGCCCGCAACCCACCGCCACAATTGACATCGAAAAGATGACCCTGGCTGAGGCGCATGCTCTGTACAAGCGGTTGCAGGAGTTCTTCACATGATGACGTTTGAGTCTAAAATACAAGGCATTCCTTGTATCATCAAAGTGCACTATGCTCTTGTTGTGCCTGGCAGTCCTAGGGCTGACAGTGACATTGACTATTATGGCTATAGTGAATGTGATTACACAATATGCGACCGACGCGGCCGTCCAGCCCCATGGCTTAATCGCAAAGCTACGTCTGACGATATAACTAGAATTGAAAATGAAATTTTTAATCAATAAAAATAGTTGTACAACGCTTAAAAAGGCGTTGTACAATGCACTCACGGCAATGTCGCCGTCTCAATGTTGAAAGGGCTTTAACACTATGAAACTCTCCCCCATCCGAGTCGCTTTGGCGCTCACTTACGTGGTCACGTTCGTCGTGGTCTGCATGGACGTCTTTGTCTGGAGGGCAGCATGAATAATATGGGCAACATGTTTGACGAGTTTGAGGCCGAGCTGATTCGCAAGCACAAGGCCATCACCCCTGAACAATTTGCAGAGGAAGAACGTCGCCGTAAAGTCAAGCGTGATTATGAGGCTTTACACACGCCTATTGAGACCGACAACGACCAAAACGATGATGAGTACCCAGACGACGATGATGAGGTTGCAATATGAACATGATTCAACTCTTTAAGGCTGCATTCCGCCGCCTCACCCCTTCTGAGAAAGCCGCTGCTGAGCTGGCCGCAGCTGAGCTTAGTCGCCTAGAGGCGCAAACCGCTGTGGAGTACGCAGCCAGCGTGGTGAGCTATGAAGACACCCGAATCAAGCGCCTGCGCAAGTTCCTCGCTGACCAGGAGAAGCTGGTATGAGCATTGAAATAATTGGGACCGTAATGCCGGTTACACCAACTCACCTGCCCCGAGCCACTGACATGCTTTTGCGCGATTACTTTGCGGCGAAAGCACTTATGTCATTGGTTGCTTATGAAGAATACCCGCCAGAACGTGCAGCAAATTATGCCTACGAATATGCAGACGCAATGCTGAAAGCGAGGGAAGCATGAAGAAAGAAGACGTATATTTTGCAGTCGTCTTTGTGTGTGGTTTTATGGCGGGAGGTATGGTTGTGCTTGCCACTTGTGCTTGGGGTTATATATGAACAACACAGGAGGCCCAGCGTTTCCAAGCACGCTGCAGTATTTTCCAGAAGACACCAACTATGAGGAAGCTGCAGGGATGACCCTGCGTGACTACTTTGCGGCTAAGGCGATGCAGTCCACATTAGCGGACAACGCCTATGTTGAAAGAACGGAAACAGCTTCTGAGTGGCTGGCGATGGTGGCAAAGGCTTCTTACGAGATGGCAGACGCCATGCTGAAAGCGAGGGAAGCATGAAAACACCACTGCCTGAGAAAAGTGTCATCGACAGACACATTGAGTCCAACTACAAGATACGGGGGTACACAGAAAAGCAAATGATCAAGTACGGGCGCGCCGAGTTTGAACGGGCTTTGCTGCTGGCTATGAACGCAACCCGTGCATTCGGGTCAACGGGCGATGTGATCGCTGTTTGTATTGGCAACATCAAAAGGGAGGATGAGAAATGAGTACACAACCTACCGCCTTGCGGTTGGCTGATGAGGTTACAGGTATGCAGCCCGCATATTTCACATCTGAGGTCGCCGCCGAACTGCGCCGGTTGCATGAGGTGAATCAGGAACTGCTGGCGGCGTTGCATAGCATTAGCCTTGCATCGCAGGATTCTGGAAGCACCCGTGAGGGAATGGGCCGTTATGCCCGTGCCGCCATCGCCAAAGCAGAAGGAGCAAAGACATGAACACAGGCGAAACTGTTGTGTCTACTGTTGCGACTATTCTTTTGTCATTTCTTATGCTGGGCTGGGGGTTTTTCTGGGGCGACATCATAGGTGCCGAGAAGGCTTGCCAATCCGTCAAGATGGAGTGGGTAAAGAACAAATGTATGAAAGTAACACGTGAGGAAATGAAATGAACGACGAAGAGAAAGACCGCAAAGAGTGGAGTGAGTTCACGACCAGCCTGATTGAAGCCGCCGCTGTAGTAGCTATCTGCGCGGTGGGCGGGCTTATAGTGGGCTTGATTGTGGGGGTGATGAAATGAATGATGAGGTATTGGTGCATGGGCTCATCGTAGCGTTGTTGATGTTTACAGGAGCGATGTTTGGTTATGGCTTTGGGAAGGGCGTCGGTCAAGAAACTGCCTGCCAATCCATCAAGATGGAGTGGGTCAAAGACAAGGACAAGGACAAGTGCATGAAAGTAACACGGGAGGAAGTGAAATGAGCCG